CTTTCGGGGCGCGTTGCGGGGGCTTGGGAGCCCCGGCGTTGTGCCGTTATGCTTTGCACGCGGGTCAGCGCTATCTACCTCACCTTTGGGTAGACCGGGCGCGGACCTATTCGTGTTATGCATGGTAGGCCGCTATCTTTAACTTTCACAAGTTAATCGTACTGTTGGAGAAGTATCTTGACTACCAAAAGTGTGCCCAGGCTATCGCGATTCTCCCGGACCCAATACGGTGTTCTAGACGGCGAGGTCGTCGGCCCCTTCGTTGATACCTTTACGCAACAATGGACTGATACCTTCACGGGTATCGAGAATCCTCAGTGGCGTAGTCAGGTTAAACGTGGGGTGTCCGCCGGCACTGCCGCCAATGGCTCGTATCGGGACCACCAAACTGGTGGCGGGTTCGCGTATATCTCCTATGGGACTCCTGGTAACAAGAAGGGGAAGCGAGACTATCGCGAAGTGTCGGGGGTTCTTGCGAACCCTCCTATCTTAGCAACATCGCCTAATTCCTACTCTCTCACAGCAGCCGAAAAACAGGCACGCCTGAAGTTTATGGCTAAGTACCGCGCTGTGCGCACCGCTTTCCAAGGCGGTACGTTCCTCGGTGAGCTCGGCCAAACTGTCAGAATGATTGCGTCCCCACTTAGGAGCCTACGGAGTGGCATCGACGACTTCTATTCGCATGCAAAGAAGCATGCGAGGAAGTACCGAGATGTTAACGCCGTTAATAAGGCCATAGCAGGGACATGGCTCGAATACTCATATGGCGCTCGACCTCTAATTGCCGATATCCAAGATGGACTGCGTCTGCTTGACGCCCACCCCGCTGACTACCGAAAGGTAATTACAGCTACGGCGGACGTTGATCAAGAGGTGCAGTCCTGGACCGGCAGTTTTACATACGGATACTTAAAGTATACGTACAACCTTTTACAGGTTGGGAAGAGCTCCGTCAGGTATAAAGGAGCCGTGAGTGCGAAGATGGAACGTGCGCCGTCGTTTGCGGAGCAGGCAGGGATAAACCTGTCAAACTTCGTGCCGACGGTGTGGAACCTGATTCCGTACTCCTTTCTCGTTGATTACTTCACTAATGTTGGTGGGGTACTCGACGCCGCATCTCTTGGACGTGTGAGACTTGCATGGGGCATGCGCACAGATCGTAAGGTTAATGAAGTAACAGTTAAAGACTGCCGCTTCAACCATGAGCTGGCTAATGCTGCAAATCTGAAGTCTGTCCAAGGTAGCGCGAGCATGTCTGGGTACAGGTCGGTTCGATGCATTTGGGGGCGTTCACCCGTGGATTACATCGCTGTAGATCATAATGATATACAGTTTCGTATTCCAGGCGTTGGCGAGCCGTTGAAATGGCTCAACATCGCTGGGCTAGCGTCCTTACGTGCAATACCGGCTTATCGTAACATTAAACATTTACGGAAGGTAGAAACATGACGATGTCTCTGACATCTCCCGTCACTGGCACAGCCCAGACCGGACTGACGACTCCAGGCTACACTGTTGTAGCCGATACTCCTCCTAATGCATATTCGAAGCAGTGGGCGGTTACCGGTCTTACCGGTACGCAAACGAACGTCGATGTGCATGGCGCAAGTCGCCCTTTCACTGTAACAGTCAGTCGGCCGCAGCAGATTCGATCTGCTCCGCTTCCGAATCCTGTTACTGGAGTGATGGGTAACCCGCCGCGCAATGTGTATACGGTACTGACTCGGAAGGGCGTGGTGCCCGGTACGAATCAGAATCCACAGGTGATGACGGTGCGCACCGAGATTTCGGTAGTGGCCGGCAGCGACATTGTGGAACCGGAAGACATTCGTGCGTCCCTTAGCCTCCACTTTGGCGCTTTGTCTCAGATGTCATCTGGGATCGGCGACACAGCGGTTACGGCGCTCCTCTAACCAAGGTACGCCGTTATGATTACGGTCAACTTCTGGGCACGCTTTACCTTCCCTTCGTTGCGTCGTAAGATGCACCGACGATGGGTAAGGCTTGCTTTAAGTATGTCCGTGTGATTGGCTTTCGGATTGGAGTAAGACCCGATGGATATATCGTCCTCAGCTCTTTTCTCTTACCTTTCTGATGACCTCCGTGCTGATTATGGCGAACTGGACTTCGGTCCGGCTAGCGACTATTGGCCCGGTGCTTCGCTCCAAGACGTCTACCGCCTGCGTATGGTGCGGTCATTCTACAAGAAATTCGTAGAAGAGACAGCGGCCGATGCAGACGACAAGTGTCTTGAGAAGTTCCTTGCCTCCAATAGGAGGTGTGCGAACTGGGCGTTGAACCTCAGTTCTTCGAAGGATGAGCTCCTCTACGGCGAATTTCGTCGTGTGATGGATGACTTCTTCTACCCTTCGGGCGAGCCCTTGTTAACGTCCTACTTCGACATTCTTAGTCGCGGTAGGGCCGGACCGGGGGCGAGCCTTGGAGCTGCCGGGGAAGACTTCTACTCGAAGTTTTTCTCGTCCAGATTAACTGAAACGTCACCAGAGTTGTACCAAATGTACAACGAATACTGCTCATGGTATCCCTATTGGCGAGACGGCGAGATAACCCGCCTGACCTCGTTAGGGACCCCTGTGCGTGTTCCCGGTAATCGTCTCTCTTTTGTACGTAAAACACGTGACATATCGCGTTCGATATGCACCGAGCCAAGTCTGAATATGTTTTATCAGCTTGGTTTCGGAGCTATCCTAACTGATCGCCTTCAGTCTGCCTTTGGCATCAACCTTAGCGATCAGCCGAATATGAACCGATATCTGGCCTGCCGCGGTAGTAGTGACGATAGTATCGCTACTATCGATCTTGAATCCGCGTCAGATAGCCTCTCCCTTAATCTCGCTTTAACCGTATTCCCAGACTATGTCAATGACATACTGTGCAAAATACGGTCAGCGTATACTGAGGTGCGAGGTGAACAGGTGAAGTTAGATATGGTTTCGTCTATGGGAAACGGTTTTACGTTTCCCCTCCAGACGGCCGTGTTTGCTTCTGTTGTTGTCGCTGTTATGCGCGCGCATGGGTATCCACCTATGCGAAGCGGCACACTTAACAGCTCATGGGGTGTGTTTGGCGATGATATAGCCTGCCCTTCTCATGTGGCAGGTGACGTCTGTCGCCTTTTAAGCCTCCTTGGGTTTAGAGTGAACAACGACAAGTCCTATCTTATGGGACCGTTCCGTGAATCTTGCGGCCATGACTACTTTGAAGGTAGAAATGTGCGAGGGGTCTATATAAAGTCCCTATCTTCTCCGCAAGACCGGTATGTAGCAATTAACCTTTTGAACGAGTGGTCGGCGCGGACGGGTATACCCCTTCCGCGTACGGTTGGCTATCTAGTGGACTCTGTGCGGTTTTTGGCAATACCGCCCTTCGAGGGACTAGACGCCGGTATACGAGTGCCTGTGGCGCCGCCAGGGCTATGGTCCAAGAGTAAACAGCGGTATATCTATCGCTGCTGCACTCCGGTCCAGACGCTTCTGACGGTTTCCACAGATCCACGCGTACCACCCTCGCCTCCGCCTAAAAAACGGGTGCGAAAACTCATAGCCAACCCCGATGGGTTGGTATGGGCGTTCTTAGGAGGCTACATAAACAATATGAGAATCGCTAGGCCCCTTAAACAGGGTGCTAGCGTATCATATCGTACAGTCACGAAGGTTGCCCCATTCTGGGGACCTACGCGA